ATGCCAAGGTATCATACCCCTTGCTTCATCAATTGTAAAAACGTCACCACTAAATTCATCGCATTCAACGCAAACTCGTTCATCTCCTGCTGTAAGCCATTCGACTTGTGGACTGACTGTTTCAATCCCCAGTCGTTCAAATGAATCAAGTTGTCCTTCTGCGTGTGCATGTATTATCTCAGTTCTTGCGAGCGTCAATGCTCGCCTGCTAGTTATCGTATCAATCTGCTTCGTCATTTCACGAGCGATTGTTGCCGGGCCTTGTCCGTTAATAAGGCCATCAGCGAGTATTCTATTTATTTGTTGACTTGTTGCTGCTGAGATACCTCGCAGTTCTTCAAAAGAGCGCGATGCCAACAAAGCTACTTTGCTTACGGCCTCTGGAGCGAAGAACGATGATCGAAGAAAGTCTGTTTTCGACCCGGCATAAAATGGTAATCGTTCGGCCCGTGTTCCTTTCTTAACATCAAAGTATGCGCGCTCTTGACCTTTACGATAGGCCGAAGAAACATATTGCTCAGTCCACGGTTGCCCAGTGTTAGTCACCTCGAGGAGGCCAGCATTTATTTGGTTTTCAAAGTGGCGCCGAAACGCCGCAAGTTTTTGTTCGGACGTTGCGAACTCGAATTCGCGCACAACGTTAAATGTAAGTCGTGGCTTATCACCAAGACCTAACATATCGTCAGTGACCAGCCATCGCTGAATCCATTTCTTAAGGCGATTCATCCGCGCTCGGATGTCAATCAGATGCTTGCGTCTCAGCAGCGTCGTCCTCGTCGGGTCGAATGTCGCCATCATCACCCCCTACTGTATCATCCACCCATTTCTTCATTGCTTTAACCATCGCCATTGCTCGGTCTTGGTCCATACCATATATTTCTACGAAGTATTCGAGCGGTGGTATCAATGAATCAACGCCTGAGTTAACGTAGGAAGCTAATGCTTTCGTTTTCAATTCAAGTACTTTAGCCGCAGTCTCCTCATCAAGTGAATCGAGTACCGGCCATTCAACATTAAACTCGTCAAGCGGCTTCAATACCTTCATGTCCATCAAGCGATTGATAAAAGGACGCAGCATTAGCGGCGTAAGATAAACATTCTGCCTTTTAGTTATACGCCGCAGCCACGCACGTGTATCCTGAGCACCGGCAAGCTTCGCTTCCTCAGTACCCAGGAATACACGATACGGCGCACCCAGTGTTATTGCAATCGCTTTAATTTGTGTTGTGAAATGCGCGGTTGGATCAGCGACTTGTGGCGCAAGTGACTTGGCCTCCATACCTGATAATGCAAAGTATCGCTGAAGGCCATTCATATAGTTCGCAACCTCGTCCTTAAATGCCTCCTTCTCAGATTCAGATAACGCAGTCGTTCGTTCAGGCGAAATCGTAAAAGCATAGCCTGGGAATCCACCCTTCCAGAACATCTCACCAGACCCACCAAGGGTCTTTCGTATGTCGAGTAACCTATTATATACGGTCTGCATTCGTGGGACGCCATACACGTCTGAGGCGTCTCGATTATCTGCTACGTGTAAGATTCGAGTCCAATGTACAACGACCTCTGCTCCATTTATTTTAAGGCCGTATTGCACAGGATAACTGTAACGTGGCGATGTTACATTTTTCTCGGTTTCTTTAATAGTTATCATCGACGCATCAAACGGCTTAAGATATGTTATCTTTCGAGTTACAGTACTGCCCCTTGTAGCAACGCCTGTGACAGGATCAATTCCTTCAATCGGTTCATTGAGTTGTTCTCCATCGTCGATACCAATTAACAGCGCCCCGTATGAACCGATGCCACTTAAAACATCGAGTCGGTATAAATAATGAAAGATATTATGTTTATCTGAAATTGCGGCCCATTCTTTGTCCCACGTCGATTCGGACGATGTATCATTATCACTTATCTTCGGTTGGACATTCCAACTTTCTTCGGGAAAGATCTGAACAACACGAGTTCCGACTCCTTCACGCTCATACATGTCACGATAGTCCTGCGGCGTAATCACATCAGGATACTGGCATTCATAATTGATGTCACGCGACGAGCTAAGAACCTTGTCAATTATAGCGCGTCGCAACGTTGTCGCATTTTGCAACATCATCTGATTAAAAACTTGATTTGTTAACTTCTTATTAACCATTATAGAAAAGCACCTATTGGAACGCGACCGTCTATCAGCATCTTAAATGCGCCAGACGACGCATCGACCTGATCTTTGAATGTTGAGTGCGGGAAAAATTGCAACTCATCAAGGTATTCTATATTCCACGAACCTGGAGCAATCCTTACATTACCTGCATTCACTTGCGTTGCAAATGGATCTGCTCGCAGTTCTTTACTTCCAGTTGGCCTATCTGCTATCGCTGAGAAGCCAACAAGATTTCTAATTGACATTTTAGCTACATCTTTTCCGCTTGACCCAGGTTCTTGTTCCATTCCTATTCGTACGCGAATAGTATCTATTTCCGCGGTTGTTCTTATAATACTTTCGCGTTGTGCGCATTCCCATTGCCCGATAATAGAATGCAAGATCCAGAATACGCCATTCTTATCCAGCCCCATCTTTACGCCTGCAGTTCGGCACCCGTCGTCCTGCGTTCCGGCCTTATCCCAATAACGCACGATAAGAACCCATTTTGAATCATTCAGTGGCCACGGCGTATCAAATAGTATGCGCTCCCACTTGAACATCGCACCACCTGGTGGTGTAGGCCGTTGCATAAACTGACCTGAGAATAAAAATGACCCGAGTAGCCGCTTCTCAACAAGAACTTCCTCAGGCAATCGCTTCGGGTCAAGATAGCCGTCGATATAATGCGCTCGCAACTCCGCAGGCAAAACGTCTTCGTTGTCTGTGGCCGGCAAACATATATGTCTGATCTTGCTGCTCTTTGCTCCTCGTTCTAACATCTTTGCCGTCGGATCATTTTGATGCAGACGCTGCATAATCAATATCATAGGCGTCTTTTGTTGGTCGACCTTACGTTGACTCAATGTTTCGGCTATCCAAGTATTACATGATTTAAGCTCAATGTCACTGACTGCTTTATTAGGGTCTAATGGATCATCGACACAAAGGAAGTGCGCATGAAAACCAGCGATGCCACCTGTTCCAATACCGAGTCTGACCCCACCTTGATCATTCATAAAGAATGACTTAGCTTGTTGGTCCTGCTTCAAATGTAATTGGGAGCATCGCTGGTATTTCTGTGAGAGAACAACTTCTTTCGTTCTCCGTGAAAGATCCATAGCTAAGAGGTGCGCGTACGAAGCGCCGATGAATCGGGCAGATGCCATTCGTTTCCAAATCCACGCAGGTAACATCACTGATGCGGCTAACGACTTAGTGAGGCCCGGCGCGATATTGATAACAAGGTCATACTCTTTAGGCTTGTCCGCAAACACCCGCTCAGCTACTCTTTGCAGCTCTTCACATATCACTCGAATATGCCAATTATCTATGAAGGTCTCAGGTACAATCGTACTCCAGAATTCTATAAGAAACTCGTATAGACTTTCACATACAATTGAGTTAAGTATAGCGTATTCATCGTCGGTCTGATTATGACCTTCACGAACTAATTGTAGCATCATCTTGCGTTGAGCAAGAGGCAATAAATCATAATTCGTTACTACTTTTGTTATGACTTCTTGCTCAATGATTCGCGTTTCTTGTGTGATACAACTGGCAGCCCACCAACTAATATCATCTTGCTCATCGTGACGCTCAATAACGCCGTACTCGAATTGCTCAGTAGTGAGGTGCGTCCAATCGATGAACTTGATATTTTGTGTATTGACATGGGGTGATAGCTGAAGGAGATACGATAATCGCGCCCGCGTAAGCACTGGAGTTGAAGTGACCCAAACCTTTTGTCCCTCGCGTGACCAGAGCCATAAAAGTACGGCGTCCCGCGTAACATTGTCTAATTGATTACGAACGATGAGTCGCTCGCGTGTCTCAAAGACAACTTTAAGGTGTTCGGGTATTTCGAGATTTAAGGTGACGGGCATTAGTAATTACGTATCCAATATTCTTTTGCGATATTATTGCGTTCGACTGTATGTCCGCAGATACGTTGTACATAGTCTTCTTCAATTATGAAGTTCTTATAAAGATTCTTCACCTCATCGCCTGCATTGCTTTGCAACCATTGTACGCCTAAGGTATGGAGATAGTCACACCAGTCTGCTAAACATCGATGATGATCTTTACTAAATCCAGGAGAATATGCACCTTGCATATACGGCGGGTCGAAAAAGAGGAAGGTTCTTTCGTCAAAGGACTGTTCTAATAACTGCTTATGAAAGCAGGAATGCGTTATTTCGATACGATCATCAACGAGAATTTTAGGTAATCGCTGCAATCGTTGAATAGTTGACTCTTTATTAAAAGGCCAACCTCGCGAGAAATTAAAGTGGCCTTTTTTATTGTTATGCCAGCCGCGCATCAAGCACGATGTAATCAACCATATCATT